CAAATTATAGTTTTGGGTTAAATATGACTAGACAAACACCGCCATACCCTGAGTATCCTGAATATATGAATGGTAGACTCAAGAAGATCGACATGGAATCAAGGCTTCTTAATATAAAGAAGGGCATTGATGATCATACTTGGTATCCTATGTGGACACCAAAGGAAAGATGGGCAGCACAGCAGGCCCTTAATTGTGCCTTAGAAGTTTTAGATGAATATGATTACTAAATAGGAGTTGCGAATGAAGATTATGAAATGGTTGAAGTTGGAATTTATGAAAACCCCTGGTTATATGAGGGTAAATATTTCACTTCTGACGATATTGATGATTTCTTCGGTTTCGTCTACTGCATTACAAATAATAAAAACGGTAGGGAATACATCGGTAGAAAATATTTCTGGCAGTTTCGAACTCCCAAGGGGAAGAAACGAAAAGTAAAATCTGAATCTGATTGGAAAAAGTATTATGGGTCTTGTCCAGAACTTAAAGAAGAGATTGGGAAGATGGGCAGAGAAAATTTTAGTCGAACTATCCTATCACTACATCATACAAAAGGCAAAACAAACTTCGAAGAGACCAGACAACTCTTTGTTAAGGGAGTACTCACCGAGTCACTTGACGACGGAACACCGAAGTACTACAATAGTAACATCCTCTCCCGCTACTTCAGAAAAGATTATTATGAAACTTGATAAGATGGATGAGATAGTAAATCATGTTAGAGATTGGTCTGTAGACAAGATTGCAGATGCAGAATTGGTTGGAGATAAGATGGCTCTCTATGCTGAATTTGAGGAGTGGATTGAGTTGGATGATGAGGATTCCATAGATATTATGTCTTCAGGAAGCAAGGTAGTTGACAAACCATCTGAGGAATGATATAGTATATTTGTTGAGGCGACGGTCTTAACGGGGAGTGACTGAATAAACTTTCTGGCATATAGCTGGTTAAGGTGACGAGACACAGGTGGTGCTGCTGGCAGGAATGTCAGAATCGACTTACCAGTCGGGTCTCAGGCAAGGACGTAAAATTTACTACTGTAGTAATGCCCGTTCTTTGTTGGTAATACAGAAACCCAACCTCCCACCTCTTTTTAAGGGATAGTAGTTCAGTGGTTTAGAACGCTGCCCTGTCACGGCAGAGGTCGTGGGTTCAAATCCCATCTGTCCCGTGTAAATTGCGGGTGTAGTTTAGTGGTAAAATCAGAGGTTTCCAACCTCCAGTTGAGTGTTCGATTCACTCCATCCGCTTCCCAAACCTTTAATTGTATAGTGATATGATATGATAAAAAGACCTTGGGGAAGTTACCAGACTTTAGTAGATGGATCTGACTATAAAGTTAAAAGAATTTATGTTAAACCTGATGAACAATTTTCTCTACAGTATCATAACCATCGGGAAGAGCATTGGATTATAGTTGAAGGCACAGGTATCATTACTCAGGGAGAAGTGGCTAGAGTGATTGAACCTGGTGAGAATGTTTATATACCAATAAAACAAATACACAGATTAAATGGTGGAGAAAAAGGTGTAGTTTTTATTGAGGTTCAAAGGGGGATGTGTGATGAGGATGATATAGTAAGGTTAGAAGATGATTATGGTAGAATAAATAAACTACCAAAAAAGGATTTTTAAACAGTTAGAAAAATGATTACGGTAAGGTGTAAAGAGTGTAATAAAGAGATAACTAGTGTATCGGGCCAAACAAAATCATGTGGATGCCCTAACATGACCACAGTTACAGGGGATGTAGTAACCGCTATTGACCTAACTAGAACTATAATGGTAAGATCTAATCAAGTAACAGAAAAAACTGCACTGTCTCCTGAAGATCTTGCTTTTCAAGAACAGAGACGTAAACGTAAAGTGCGTAAATTAGATTTCGAAATTCGATGACTCCAGACAGGCATGACATACCCATTATTGGGGATTTCTATACCAAGGCAGAAGTTGATGCAATGGTTGCCGAAGCTTTAGAAGAGGCAAGAAGAATTGATGAAGAATCTATGCGGAAACATAATAGATCCGCTACTATTATTAGTATGATTCTTGGGTTTACTTGTCTTGCATTGTTTTTGGATGGAACATTAAGGTTACTTGGAATCATCCCACCCTTTCTTGATATAGATATAAGTATAGTAGATAAGATTGCTGAGAAAGTAGAAACAGAAGTTATTCCTTTACTTAATCAGGCAAAGGGATATATACCAAGGATATGATTGATACTTCTTGGAGTTCATTTAGAATTTTGATGATTATGATATTGGGATCGATATGGTTTTTTCTACTAATACAACAGATCGAAGAGAATCGAAATGAATCCGATAACTGATATAATATTTTCATTAACATGGGTGGTTCTTTTTGTCTTTGCTATTCGTTCAATAGCAAGGGGATGGAGTATTGCGAGAGAAGATACTGCTAGACCTAAAGGTATGTGGAATACTACTGTAACTAAAGTTCAACATCCAGAAATGGTAGATGTTAAGCCTGGTGAAGAACTGATGGGTGTAACCTTTGATAAACCTAGTAGTTGTGATCTTGAAGAGTATAAAGCACTTCAAAAACGTATAGAAGAATTAAAATTAGAACTGGAGGATGATGATGAAGATGATGACGATGATGGAGACATTGTAGTAAGGGTATGATCTTAGAAACTGTACTTATAGTAGCAGCATTACCCTTTGTAGGGTTATCACTATACTTTGGAACCAAAGGTGGATACTATGATAGTGATAACTATAGTGGAGACGGTTGTGCTCACGACGTAAAACGATGACTTTTCTAATAGCAATCATGTCATTTGCAAACTTTGTTTTCTATCCATTAGTGATAGGAACTATTGTTGCATTCATCATAGAACAGATTTTGAGATCAACGGGTAATGAAGATGACCCTAAAGCAGTTAAAAATGTTTTTGTTGCGATGGGTATACGAAAGTATCTCTGGAGACAAGCATGGTTATTTAACATAATATGGTTTTTATGCTATATTATATTAATGATTACAGTGGGCAGACAGGCACCCCAATCAATGCCTGATATGATATGGCAGGGTTAACATGATTTTAGTATTCATTATTGTAGGATTATTATTCTTTATCATGGGATATGGATTATATCTCACAATAGGGCCAGGTAAAGTAGATTTACGTGATCCTATTGATGAACATGCTAAAATGCATGAGATGGGTATTGCACATGGACATGGTGGAAATAAAGAGGCATATGAGATGTCTGGTAAGTTAATTCATAAACATGATGAAGAGATAAATAATGCGGATCTGGGTGAATCATGACTAAGAAAAAAACTTCTACCGAAAGACTTCAAGAAGATTACAAGGAAAAAGAAAAGGAAAGAGAGGAGGATGAATGGGTTCGTATGCAAACTACGGGAGGAGGTGCAGAAACTTGACTTAAAATCAATTTCTTCTTATACTTCTACTGTCAACTATTACAAAGCAATGACGCTTACTTCAAAGTTCAAGAAAGACTTATGCACATTACGTGCAGCAGTAAATCAAGAAATATTTTTAGATGTGAAACATCCAAAACTTTATAAAAAAGTTAGAAGATATTATGAGAATGCGGGTCTCCAATTAAATGGAGAAGATCCAGACATTGACTACAATAGTGTAATAGACTGTATAGCAGAAGATCTAATTCTAAATAATCAATAGGAGTTAATTAACAATCATGGCATTCAAAGGAACAGCAGCAAAGTCTTCAACTGGAGCATCAATGTCTAAGTATGACGTTGAGGTAGAAGCAAGACTTCAAAAGTTAGAAGCAGCAGTAGCAGCACTTCAAGCAGATTCACATCCAGATAGAAGTGCTACTACAAGTGGTGGATCTGATGCAAGAGTGGATAAGATTATTGCACATCTAGCTAAAAAAGAAAACGTAGATGATATCTTATAATTCAGAAGGAGGTTGACTATAACCTCCTTTTTTTGTATAATAAATACATTGATTCTTTATTAAAATATTTCATGGATCGATACAAGAAAACCGCACTAGTGTTAGGTGCTGGTGGATTTATCGGCAGTCATATGGTTAAGAGACTGCGTAAAGAAGGATACTGGGTGAGAGGTGTAGACCTTAAGAGACCTGAGTTTTCTAAAACACAAGCAAATGAATTTGTTCAAGGAGACTTGAGGGATGTAGATTTTGTTCGTAGAGTAATACAGTTTAAAGGTTATCAAGGTAATTTCTTTAATGAGATTCCTTACAGACTTATTGAACCATTTGATGAAATATATCAGTTTGCTGCTGATATGGGTGGTGCAGGATTTGTATTCACTGGTGAGAATGATGCAGAGATCATGCAGAATTCTGTTACTATTAATCTTAATGTATTAGAACAGCAAAGATTATTAAATCAAACTTTTGATGGTGAGAAGAAAGATTGGACGGAAGCAAATAGACCTGCTTTAGGATGGCAGACAAAGATATTCTACTCTGGATCAGCATGTATGTATCCAGAACATAATCAATTAGATCCAGATAACCCAGATTGTCGTGAAGAATCAGCATACCCCGCCAACCCAGACTCCGAGTATGGATGGGAGAAACTCTTTTCGGAACGCCTCTATCTTGCTTATAACCGTAACCACGGTATCCCTGTTAGGATTGCTCGTTACCATAACATCTTCGGACCAGAAGGAACATGGACAGGAGGAAGAGAGAAAGCACCAGCAG